AACTGATGTTCTTGTAGCAGCAGCACAAGATCCAATCATTCAGCAGATTACTGAACGACAATCAATTCAGGCTGCAGAACTGATGGATTTTCTCACCTACTTACACGCACGTTCTGGTACTCAGGCAGCTTATGCTGGTGGAACTACTAGAGCAACTGTTGCAAAAACACTTGGCAACACTATTGGCGTGAATGCTTCATCTCAAACAGCAAATACAAACCTTCTCGATGTTGCAGTTCGTACACTGGAATATCAGGAGGCACGTAAGATTGCTAAGCAGATGACTCCATCTCCTAAGTATAATACTGAACCAGTACCTGAAGCATATGTTGCTGTAGGTCATACTGATCTTCGTAAGGATATTGAAGGATTACCTAACTTTATCCCTTATGCGAAGTACAGTAATAATGGTCAGCAAATGCTACCTGGAGAAATCGGGGCAGTGGGTGTTATTCGTTTCGTTCTTACAACTCAAGCAGCACCATTCGGGAAAGATCCGGTTGGAACTGCTTATAAAAACTTGAACGTAGCACTTACACAGGCATCAGGATATGTTGCTGGTCATACCGGACAAACGTTTGGTACGACTACTGGAACTGTTGCTGATACTGGTGACTATGCTGAAGCTGGTGCAACTACCGAAGTTGGTGCTGCTCATGGTGGTAATACAACAATGGTATTAACTCCTGCTGGTGCAAAGTTCCAGGTTTATCCTGTGCTTATATTTTCTGCAGAAGCTCTTGGGTGTGTAACACTTTCGGGTTATGATGCAGTTATACCTAAGGTTGTGATGCCACAGCCTGCAGTAACTGATCCATTGGGTCAGTCTGGTTCAGTGGGTTGGAAAAGCTGGTATGCTTGCCAAATCCTGAATGAAGACTGGATCTATAGGATCGAGTGTGGATGTTCTCTCTTAAGCTAAGAGTATGAATGCCTAAAGGGTTTCAGGGGTGGGAACCACCTGCCCCTGTTTCTGAGCAATTGTTTGAGAGTACTGTCATGGAGATTACATCTGATAGTCTCACTAATGAAGAACTTGCTATAACAAATGCTCGTTTTGATCATCGTCTTTATCCAAGGGCACTGCCAGAGAAGATTTCTGTTGTTATGACAGAACCTTTTTCAGGTATAAATGCAAAGATTTGTGTTGGCAGGGTTAATGATGCTAAAGAAGATGAGTTATATTTAGACTGGACAGAGCTGCCGGATGTTCCTTATTCCTTCCAGCAAAAGCCAGAATCAATTTTTTTACCACCGGACGAATCAAATCATGTAATTCGTCTAAGCTTCAGGCTACGTGGGGAAGATCCTCCTAAGTCTGGAAGAATCCTTTTCTTTATAAAACACAGGTTAATATGGCAATAGCAGGCGGAATGATACCAGCAGGCGAATATGGATCAACACTTAATAATCCAATGTATGATTCAGGTCGTAAGAAGACAGTATCAGTACATCATCAATTTGGGCAGGATATAGCTCAAGAAGTTGGGAAAGATATGCAAGTACCAGAAGGCTGGGGTTGTGTAGTCATTGGTTATGGTGATGACCCATCACAGATGGGGCCAGTAACAGTAACACATGATGATTGGGTCTTAAGATTCCCAAGGAATTCAAGGCGTGCAATTCCTCCAGGACATTTTGATATATTAATGAATTGTGTGGAGAAACGATATATACAGCCAAGTGAGGGAGCACCTCTTACAGGATATGATGCAAATAGATATAATGTTCAGGTTCTTAAATTCCCAAAAGCATCTACTCTTAATCAGGAGCAGATACAGTCCGATATGCATGAGGTAGAAGTTGCATGATAGGATTACTCGACATTAGATCACGAGTAGTAAATGTTCTGCAGGATAGTGGCTTTGTAAGATGGACAAAGACTGAGTTAAATAATTATATTCATGACTCTCTTCTTGATCTTATAAGGGCTATTAGATTACCTGTAGCAGAATCAAGTGTTGCTATTAGTTCTACCACATATCTGATTCCACTTCCAACTGGATTAATGGATATAAGTGGTGGATCTATAGCAGGGCGGGAGTTACCTGTGGTTACTACATCAGAGATGAAAAGGATGCATTCTGATGGTAGTTTACCACTTGTAATTAAAGATGGAGAGTCTTCTATTACCCAGATATTTGGTAATCCTTTATGGTCATCTATTGAGGATTGGAAGACAACTTCAGGTAAGGTGCAATATTTAGTCTTGGATCAGAGATCATCAGAGACAATAAGGGTATGGCCTATTCCAATAGAGGATTTAACCTTAGTGCTTGATGGTACATTAAGGCCGACACGGATGAGTGATGAGGTTCCTTATTTTTATACTGATAATAGTGATGCAGATAATTCAGTGGATAGGAATATAACAACTGCTCTTAATGGATGGGTTACAGGGACTGCTCTTACAGATGATTCTGGGCAGGAACTTACACTTGATGAAGCAATTAGGACAGTATCGTTAGCTGATTCTGTATTTTTTTTAACTGATTCCAATTATCAGACTACTTGTGCGATTGATGCAGTATGGGTTGATGCCTTAACGTTTGGTACTTTGGAAAGGGCATATCTTAAAGAGCATGATTTACGGAATGTAGAAAAAAGTGAGTACTTTAGAAAGAAGAAGATGGGAATGATTGCAGATGCTGAAATGGTTGAGCCTTTAAATCCAGCCAGTATAACAGGTGGGGTTAATTTTAACAGATTAGTTGTGAGGAGATAATGGGTGTAGCTATTAAATTTAGGAAGGGTACTGCTACAGAACATGCCTCATTTGAGGGGCAGGCTGCAGAAGTAACTGTACAGACAAATACAACAGGACTACCCTGGAGTCTTCGTGTTCATGATGGAGATGGTGGATCTGGTTACTGGGTTCCTGCAGCAGACGATGTAGCTACTCTTACTAATAAAACATTAACAAATGTAGTCCTTAGTGGCACAGTTAAAGATACTTCAGGTAATCTGCTTGGTACTATATCAGGTGGAAAACTTGTATTAGGGGCAGGTACTCTTACATTAGATCAGCCCTCTATAATAGACCAAGGTGCTACAAAAGATTTAGAGCTAATGGTCAGTCGTGTTTCAAGAAAAAATCAAATGATTCTAGGAGATTAATATGGCAGAAAGATATATGAGGTATCCAGTTACTGTAGCAGCCGCAACAGAAACGACTATATTTACAGCACCAAATGATGGTGAAGGTACTCCAGGTGCAGCCGATTCAGTTATAATTGGATTTCTTGTTGCATCTACTTCATCTCTTGCAGGTACATTAACTGTTACATTAACAGGTTATTATGATGGGGTTGCTATTAAGTTGTTAGACACAATCCCTTTACCAGCAAGCACATCAATAGATATTATGCCTGGTAAAATGGTTGTGCAACATGCATTAAATAATGCAGGCACTCCTGTATTAACAGGTGATATTATAAAAGTAACTTCAACACAAACATGTGATGTGACCTTATCAACAGTAGAAAGAATATAAAGGTTTTATATGAGCAGCAAATCTCCAATATATATAGGATCAGGAAGTACTGATACTACTGTAGCAGAAGCTATAAGTATTGTTGCTAATGCTTCAGCAATGTCGCAACATGCAACTACTGCAGAAAGATTTGCACAACTTACAGGTACAACAGTAATTAATGCAAGTACAAATGCAGATTCAACTAAGTACTCGGCACTAGAATATGCCCAGGGAACAACGGCAAGTACTGGAGGTTCAGCAAAGGATTGGGCTATATATACAACTGGTGGTGTTAGAGGAGCAACCTCAGACTACTCTGCTAAAGAGTGGGCAGTTGGTATATTAGGTAGAGGAGTATCAGGTAAGGGTTCAGCAAAAGATTGGGCTACAAGGCCAGAAGATAGTACAGTAGATAATGCAGGATATTCTTCATTGCATCATGCAGCCAAAGCTCTTGCCTCAAAGACTGCAGCAGAAACAGCAAAAACCGGGGCTGAAACCGCAAAGACTGGGGCAGAGACTGCAAAAACTGCTGCTGAAACTGCTAAGACTGCAGCAGAAGCTGCAAAGACAGCCGTTGATAGTACATTTGATAACTTTGATGACAGGTTTCTTGGAACATTTACGACAGGAGCAGAGCCTACAGTAGACAATGATGGTAATGCATTATCAGTTGGAGCTGTTTATTATAATAGTACTGCAACAGAAGTACGTTTTTATAATGGTTCCAGTTGGGATGCTCCGGCAGCAGCAGCCGCAACATCTGCTACAGCATCGGCTACTTCAGCAACCGCATCTGCAAACTCGGCAACAGCTTCAGCCACTTCTGCAACTTCATCAGCAACTTCTTCAACATCTTCTGGTACATCAGCAACAGCTTCATCTACATCAGCCACATCCTCAGCTACCTCTGCCACAGCAAGTGCAACCTCTGCAACTGCAGCTCAAACAGCAAAAACTGCAGCAGAAACAGCCGAAACTAATGCTGAGACTGCAGAAACAAATGCAGAAACAGCAGAAACTAATGCTGAGACTGCTGAGACTAATGCTGAGACTGCTAAAGCAGGGGCAGAGACAGCTAAATCAGGAGCAGAGACTGCTAAAGCAGCAGCTGAAACAGCTAAGACTGGAGCCGAAACAGCTAAGACTGGAGCTGAAACAGCAGAGACTAATGCTACAACACAAGCTGGCTTGGCAACAAGTAATGGTGCAGCCCAAGTTACATTGGCAACGGCACAGGTTACTTTAGCAACTACGGCAAAGACTGCAGCAGAGACTGCCGAGACTAATGCAGAAACGGCAGAAACGAATGCAGAAACGGCAGAAACGAATGCGGCAGCATCTGCAACTGCAGCAGCAAACTCAGCATCATCTATTGGAGATCCTACTGGTACTGCCATTAGCATGGCAATTGCGTTAGGGATCGTACTAACACCATTAATAGGATAAGAATATGGCAAATGTATTTAAAAGATTTACACAAAGAGAAATAGGTAACACCCTAACACAGATAGATTCTTATGCTGTAGCTTCAGCCACTAAAGCTACTGTAATAGGACTAACTTGTTCTAACACATCTGGTGATGCAGTCGATGTGGATGTTACATTAAACGATGGTACTAATGATTTTTATATTGTAAAAAATTGTCCGTTACCCTCTGGATCGACAGTTGTTCTAGTTGGGGGAGATCAAAAAGTTGTGATGGAACCATTAGATTTAATCAAGGTAAGATCCAGTTCTGCCACGAACAAGGTGGATGTTATAATGTCTTTATTGGAGATCACATAACATGGCAGTATTAGGGAGAGAAGCAGCAAGTCAGGCCATGACTTCTGAGGATATAGTAGATGGGGCATTTACACTTAATGACCTCAACTTTACTGATGTTCCTGCAAATCTGGATATAACAGGAACCATTGACAAGAATACAATGCGTTTGGCAGAAGGAGTTACTGTTATAGGTGATGTAACAATTAGTGATGATCTTGTTCTGGCTAAGTTATCTGATGATGGTGTTGGTATAACCATGACAACAGATGGTACGACACGAACAATAACTGGATCGGGATCAATAGAGGCAACTACAATAGCACAGACACACTCTCCTTCACTTACTGGAATGACAGGGACTATTGATAGTGAGGTAACTCTTGGTAGTACAACAACTTTTCCTACTGGAGTGTCTAGAAAAGTTTATTTCGATTCAGATCCCCAACATTCAACTGGTAGTGTTACTGCTAATACATGGTATGATTCAAACCTTTCAATTACAACTGATACTCCAGCTTCTAGTAATAGTAAATTTATTATTCAGGGACAATTCCATTTAATGGATGGTAATAATTGTGGTGCAATTCGTATTTTGAGAGGTACTACAGAAGTAGGTACTATGCTAGGTGTGGGAACAGGTGATAGACCTAGAGTAACAGCAGTTACTTCGTGGCAGGGGTTTGATGACAACCAGAGAGCACCAATTCTATCTTTTTGTGTTTATGATGCCCCAAATAGTGAAGTTGCTTTAACATATAAGTTACAGTTTATGGTTGAAGGAACTGTATATTATATAAACCGCAATGCAAATCATGCTGATAATTCATACGTTTATAGTGCTACTGGAATATCAACATTAATTATTACTGAAATAAGTTAGGAATTTAAATATGCCAAACCTAATAATTAAGCCACAAACTGGATCAGGAAATAGTGTTATCCTACAGGATCAAGGAGGAGGAGCAGTTCTGACTAGTGCTGACTCTGGTGGAGCAAATGTGAACATAGGTTCTAGCTCAACATTTCCTGCTGGTCATGTTATCCAAACTGCATTTGCGACTGATGGGACACATTTTACTTTAGCATCTCATAATACAATGACAGAAATTAGTACAGATTTTAGAGTAACAATTACACCAAAATCTACTTCCAACAAACTCATTATGCAATTCAATATGCCAGTTGCGGATGGAGGTACAACTCAACTTTGGAATTTCCAATTTTATGATGTAACAGGTACAGATGTTCCCGAACCTAAGTCTGCATCCCAAATTAGTGGTCATGAAGAAGGTTGGGGACATAGAGGTGCGCATAACGATGCAAATGACCATGATGTTATAAAAGGTTTATTTGTAGCTAATGCTCCACGAACTACAGCTACAGTTTATACAGTTAGAGCAAAAAATAACGATGGAACTGGTACTATGAAGGTAAATTACTCTGCTACAAATACAAGTTGGGGATTCCAAGGAGTAACTACTTTTATGGTGCAAGAGATACAAGGATAACCTTAATTAGGATAATATATGGCAGACTTCATAATAAAACCCACTTCTGGGAATTTGATTTTAAAGGATGATCAGAATGTAGCAAGGATGACTATAGCTCCTACAACTGGAGCAACTACGTTTTCTGGAGCAACTACATTAGCAAATGCAACTATAACGGCAGGGACAATCAGTGCATCAGCACTCCCCTCTGGAATTACAGAGTTAGTGGCAACTATAACTGCTTCAGGACAAACTACTCTTGACTTTAATTCTACTTATGTAACAGCAGCCCATGATAGTTATGAACTTCATATTATAGGAGCCGTCACATCGGCTAATTGGGATGAAATTGAAATATGGTTTTCTTATAACAATGGCACAAATTTTTATACTGTTTCTTGGGGATCTTATCACAAGGCACATGATGGTACAAATTTTGTTCAACTAGGCTACCATGGTACTGATACATCTTGGTCACTTGGACAAGGTGGAGGAACACCTCCTAATGTTGGGGGGATTCTTAGAATGACAAATATGAATGCAGTTGGCTCAGAATTTTCACATGGTGACTCATTAATTACTTATCCCCATTCTGCAACTTCAACTACATTGTATGGAGCATATTCTAGTTATACTTGTGATCAAAGTTTAGGAAGAACAAATTTTATAAGAATTGGAAGTAAAGCTGGAGCAACATTTGACTCTGGTATGTTTAAACTTTATGGGAGAGTAGCATAATGGCACGATTACATGGGACACCTGATGGTAACATTCCGTTTACTGTTGTTGAAGAAGCAGAAGCCGATACAAAAGAACAATCGGCAAAAGACAATCTTACAGAATTTGGGTATATTGATAAAAGAAGGGCAGAATATCCAGATTGGGGAACTCAGCTTAATAAGATTTACGATGATGGTATAACGAAATGGAAAGCCGAAATGGTTGATCCCATCAAAGCTAAATATCCTAAACCATAGGAACTTATGTATATAGGAAACGACTTACGTACAGGTAGATCAGAAGTTTTTCACTACACCTCCTCCTCAGGTGGAGAAACTTCTATAGCTATTGCAACGGATGGTAGG